TCGTCTCGTTCTAGCTCACTGCGACACGGTGGTATCCAGATTGGCGAAGGAATGTTTTTTCCCTTCATCCACACGAACCAACTATAGCATGTAGCGGTCGTGTTGTCACGTTCCATCTTCTGACGATTTATTGGTACACGTTCAGTGAAGAAGGCTATTGTTGTTGGTGGTGTTGCTTTGTACAGACGCATGTAGCGACCGACGGACTCGACAAAGGAAGTTCTGGCAAATATAGCAACACCAATCTTTGCTAGTTTTATGCCCTTCTGCGTGAACTCCTCGGCGTGCTTGAATGGTGGATTTGTGATTATCCAGTCATACTGCTGATCGTTATAGTCGTAAGCCAAGAAATCACGTATTTCATTATCACCATAACTTACTGCGTCGTAGGCTTCCACCTCAGCAAAGTACTCACGCAAGGTACGCGACATGTACCCTGCACCGCAACCTGGCTCCAGACAATTATTCTTCTGCCAGTGATTACCAATAACGTGTTCCAATAGAGCGCGTGTGGCCCAAGGTGGTGTTGGGTAGTCGTCATAGCTCTCACCGGATTCATAGCGTTGTGCCATAACGGCATGACTGGTGTTCTGCATTATTTCTCTCTTATATCGACTGGGATTATCTGTACACGCCACGAAGTTAGTGGACGATTTGGTCTACCATCCATCAATGTCGGATAGTTGGGACATACCTGACGATAGTACTCATGTGCTTCGCCTTCATCAATAAATACCATCGCTTCTTCTTTTTTATCACATACCAGTAGTGTGTAGTTCATGTCCCAATCGATGCGAGGAGAATATTCCTTGATGTACATGCCTGACAGACCGTCTACCTGCGCCGTCGAGACGTTCATGTATCTGAAGCACGTACATCGTCATCAGGATCGCTCACAAAGCTCGTGTGATGTGCTGTTCGCAGATTGACGCTCTGATACGCGCTGTCGCGATTAGACGCGCCTGAGCGAACCACCTACAACAACTTTACACCGATTGTGCGTAGCCGGTGCAATGCCAATAATGACTGTTTAGCACCAAGTATTTCGTCTGGCGTCGATGGTGCAGGATAGTTCACCTCGTTTACTGGTGCTTCCACCGTTGGCACGTGGTCACGCCCACGGCACTGACGCTCGGCACGGTATTGCCGCATATATAGTTTGTGGTATTCACGTGAGTTTTTTGGCATGGTGTGCCCATCCATTTCGGTAATACCAGCCAGCGTCAATTCCAGGACCGGGTATCGGCAACTTTAGCGGTTGCACAGTTTTTACGGTCGAGGCTGTATGTGCGGTAATCGTTGTCCAAGGACCGCCTTTACCTGCTACCACCAACTTGACGCCGAGAGGTGTTGTCCAAGTCTTCAAATCTTCCATATTTTCTCCTACTGTAATAGTGTGACTTGTTTGGCGTTACGATAGAACTCGATAGTACCGTCATCAGCGTTATACTGAGGCCATGTTAGTCTCATCGCCTGCGATAACTCAAATGCGCTGACGGGGATCTTCTTAAGCGAGAACTCACGTAACAGATTGAGTACTTTGATGCGAACTTCATCATTCTCCAGGTCTTGCCGAAACCAAGCCACAAATCGACTGCTTGGTAGTATTAGTGGGACCAATGGTGGAAACTCATGACTATAAGTCTTCTTGAATTCTGTCCTCGCTTCTTCGACAGCACCACGTATTGCGTGCATCGTAATCTCGGTTAATGGTTCACCAATATATGACCTGAGACGATGCATCAGTTGTTCCAGCGCGTTTTGCACACGTTCGTCTTCGACTGCGAGTTCGCTCATTTGATCTCGATCACCTCTATACTGGCATTGCGTGCCAAATCAATCATGTTCTTAGTCCCTTTACCGCCCGGAAAAGCGATTACCAGATCGGGATTGTGATCAGTAATCATCTTTCGATTACGAATGGGTCCAGCAGATAAGCCGTGTCTCTGCCAATCAGCCGGCACGGGAATTGGTGTGATATCGCGTGAAAGTGCCCATACATGAGCAAGAGTGTCGGCACCACTAGCATTACCATGTATTATGGAATCAATGGGTCCATGGTTGATGACAATATTATCCAATGTTTCGAACACTACGGTTCGGTTTTTGTAGTCACGACCGCCGCAAACAAGAACACGCATTACTCCGCTGCCATCTGGGTAGGTGTGATGATCGGCTGTGAGTCGTCTACCAACTTGTGGTATTCTTTGCTCTTGCCCATCTTTACCGAATCAATACAAAACTGTGCTGATGCGTAGTTCTGCGAGATTACAACACTAAACCATTGTCGTTCATTACGTGCTTTACCAACAAACAGACGCGCGATACTCAGTTCGTGTTCTGCCTTGGTTTGCGAGTAGAACAAGGCGTAGTCAGCAGTGGCTATCTTGCTGATATCTTCGGCGGTGTGTTCGGTATCAACTTGTTTGGCGTTCTCACCAGCACGATTGGTCTGCGACACAATCACCATGGCAAGACTACGCTTTTTGGCAAGTCCACGTAACTTGATAATCAGTCGTGAGATACCGTGACGTGGATCGTGCCGGTCGTCAAATGCCATAAGGTCTGGATAGTCGAGAAGTACCAGTCTCGGAATAAATCGATGCACGATTTCTAGTTGATCTAAGAAGGCTTCCAGCTTATCGTAGGTTAGATCACCTGATGGGAACTCTTTGATCCATAGACGTGACAGACGCTGCTCGGTGTATTTACCTTCGAACTTGGCAATCTCGCGATACAGATAGTCTTTGACGCGTTGATTGGCCGACTCGTAAGTCTCACCTTCGCGCGGTTCCATACTCTGTGCAGGGTTACTGGAACGAACAAAACCAATTACACGGCCAAAGTCGTCACGGTCAAACTCGGTAATATTGTCGTTCTGATTACGTTTAGCCAAATTAAAGTTGGATTGCATATAGCGTTGTGACGTAGCGTCTTCACTATTTTCCAATGTAATGTGCAAAGTATCCCAACCGGGGGTGTTCATCGCGATTTTGCCAATGTGATGTAAACCCATCGACTTGCCGCGACCGCGTGGAGCCATGAACAAGAATAACTCGCCAACACCTGGATTGATGCCTTCACGATCCAATTCTGGTATTTGTAGTGGTAATCGACTGACAGATGGGTCACGGTCAAGAAACGCCAAAGAACGTGATGTATCAGCCAAATTGAAGCCTAGTTCTTGTTGATTGGCTTGGAAGTTGCTGACACGAGCCAGAATGGCTTCGCATTTGTCATAGTCCTCGGGACTTTGACTTTGACTGAGAATGGTGCCAGCTTCAAAGATCGCACGCTTGAGGTTCTGCCGTCTGGCGAACTCGTACAAGCGACTGCGCACATACTCGGTGTTGAGCGAAGCTGAGATTGTTAGCATACCACGCAGAATACGCGAGTATAGCTGGTATTGCTTATGATTGGGGTCCGAGAGTACGTAGTCGAAGTGATCGTCTACGTGTGTGCCTTCTGGTGCTTTGTTGTAGCGTTGCCAGTATTCTGTACAGCGTGCCGCGATATCTCGATAAGGGTCTTCGAACCAGTCCAGTTCGATCAACCGCGAAATCAGACGCGTGTTATTGTCGGTGATAAAGGTTAAACCAGCAATAATTGACTCTTGCAAAGACGTGGTTAGTGCGTTGTCAGTTGCCATATCTAAGCAATCTTTCTACCACGTATTGCAGGCGAGAAGTGAGTCTATCCTCTATTTCTATTATACGCGCGGCGATTACCAGCTTTCACTGATTTGCTGTTACGTTGTATTGGTGTTCATTTTAGATATAGTTGCAACTTGGGCATTGGAGGGTTGTATTGTACTGGTGCAGAACGATCACCGAGGAATGGAAATGACCACGGGTCTTCCATCCATTCCCACAATCGTTGTGGATTAGTCAATGCCAGATGTTTGATCAGAGTTTCGGTATATCCCTTATCGATCATATACTGAATGTAAGGAGGAACCATGATTACGCCTCTTTTCTATCGATCTGATTCAATCGCCACGCGTCGATTTTGCGCCACTCGTCACGCACTACCGGATGAAACAGCGCAA